TACTATCGCACCCCAAACATACAAAATACCATTGAGTATTGTCAAAATACTAGAAAGAAGGTTAGTCAAAAGAATTACTGAGGGTATAACAACATCAGCTAGGGATCTACCAAAATTATCAGTTTCGTTGTTGACAGTGCGTAAATTTGGTATCAGTCCAGCGAAAACAAGAGCGTCCAAAAAGCCACGAAAGTTTGCCACAAGTTGATCCCACGTTGCACCCCAACTTTCTGTGTACCTCCTAGCCTGATCCATGAAATTTGTATATTCAGTCGACAGCCGCGTCACCCAACCGATAACAGTCCCCAACGCACCGCCTAGCCAACGTCCAATATTCTCACCAAGCCGACGCCATTTTGCCGCTGGAGTCTCCGCAGCAGCATTGATGTCAATTGTGTACACCCCAAGAATATCAAGGAGCGGTTGAAATGTTGCACGAAGTCCGTTAATGGCTCTTCCAATGCTTCCAAATGTAGACTCAAAACCACGCCTAATCCCGGTCCACATCACCCGGAGGCCTTGATATATGCGCCAAACTTTTGAAGCAAACTCACGAACTCCAAGATTCTCTTCAAGCTGAGAGGTTAGGCTCGTCTCCTCGGTCAAACCGCCAGTCGTAAACACTTCCTTCATCATTCGGAAGAACAGCCTGACATGCCGAATTTGCCGCGTAAAGTAATCTCCAATCCCACCAATATTGAACTTGGCGGCAATCCCAATACCAACCAACCCAGCCACCAGCGCACCAAATACTGCAACAAGAGGAAATACAAGAACTGTCAGCGCAGCAAACGTCGCAAGTACAGTTGTGAACATTGGAATTACCAGAGCAATTCCAAACACAGAAACCATGAACGCGCCCAGCGCGATCGTCGCCACGGAAATTCCAATAAATAGTCCGGCCAGCACCTTGCGAGTTATCGGAGACAAGGAGTCAAACGCAAGTGCAATTGCCCCAAGAAGTTTCCAGACGACTTTCATCCCTGGGGCGAGCACTTGGCCAAGCGACTCCCCAAAAACATCTCGAAGCGTCCCGGCCGCAGCAACCAAACGATCACGCACCCCTATGAACGACTCCTCAACAATGCGCCGAAATACCTCTGCCGTCCCTCCTGCCTCGCGTTGCGCTTGAGCTAGATAGGCAACCGCCTCGGCATTCTGTACGACCTCTCCCGTCGGAAGAGTTATCCCTCGCTCTATCTGCCGTTTGATGCCCATGACCGCTGTCATGCCATACCGACCGACAAGGGCATTGGCTACCGCAGCACGCTCAGCCTCATTCGTGATGCCGTTCAACGCCGTCCCAAGATCCACGGCTATTTCCATGAAATCTCGGAATCGACCCGTCGTCTCATCGGTCAGACTGACGCCAAGCCGCTGCTTGACCTCCCCAGCACGCGTTGACAGATGGATGAGGGCACTCGACACAGAGGCCGCCGCGACGGACGCAGCAACGCCTGTATTCCGAACCAGGCCTACGGATGTAAGCATGGTCTCCAAGCTCTGATGGGCCGCCCCAGCACCTCGGGACACGTTGCCAAGCGCAATCTCCAACTCGTCGGCAGACAAGGCCGTCGTGTTGGAAATAGCGAGCAACCGATCTACCGCCCAACCCGCCTGATCCGCACTCAACCCAAACGAATTTAGGGCCGCGCCAACTGTTGCCGAGGCACGCTCAAGATCGATCATCCCTCCAACGGCCAGGTCGAGCGTTGCTGGTAAGGCTGAAATCGTCTGTTGCGCCGTGAGCCCCAAGGCCGCCAGCTCGCGTTCGGCAGTGGCTGCCTGTGCAGGCGAAAACCAAGTCGTGGTCCCCGCAGTGAGTGTCGCCGCACGGAGATCCGCCATTTCTGCGAATGTTGCCTGGCTGACTGCTCGCACCCTTGTAAGCTGCTGTTCCCACTCCCCCGCCACGTTTGCAGCTTGAAGCCCGGCACGCAAGCTCAGGATGCCAGCGGCCATTGTCGCAATGCCGGAAGTGACCCCCAGCATACCCGCCTGAAAAGCAACGCCTGATAGCCGAGCACGCAACGCAGCCCTGTCGAGCGAAACACCAACGCCTTGAATTACTCGGCTGGCCCGATCACGGGCAGTCAAAATAAAGCCTAGCGAAAAATTGTTGAGTGCCATAGCCCGTCGTTGCCTCTCTACTTTATCTATGCTACTTCCGCTTGAGTCACAAGGTCAGACATGAACCAGTCTTTCCCCACGAAGACAACAACACCTCCACCTGAAAGATGGAGACCGGTTCCGGACTACGAAACACTCTACTCCGTTTCAAGCGATGGGCAGGTGCGCCGCGAACTGACACGCACCAGCGGAAAACAGGGTACGCTGAAAACGGTCGGCCCAGACTCCGCCGGGTTCCAATGCGTCTGCCTCAGCCGTCCAAACGACAGAGGCCGGCAAATTGCGGTCCATCGATTGGTTTGGAAAGCATTTAGGGGACCAATCCCAATCAACAAAATCATTGTCCACATCGACGGCAACCGGCTCGACAACAGCCTTGCAAATCTCAAAGAGGTTCCCCGCGGATCGCTAGCTCGCCGGAATGTCCCGAACGCAAAAGCAAAAAATGAAAAGCTCGACGACAAAGACGTCGAAAACATTCGCCTGGACCGTGCAGGTGGGCTCACAATTCGACAGCTCGCCACCAATTATGGAGTCTCAATCGTACACGCAAGAAATGTCGTTCTTGGACGAGCGTGGAAAAATAGGGGTGGTCCGATAACGCGGCCTCGCTATCGACCTAACGGTGTCGCGTAGCCCGTGCGATAGCATCAGACTCGAGCTGTCGTTGCTCGGTCAACCACTCTACCGCAGCGAACATCTCGCCCAAACTCATATCCAAAATATCCCTTCGACAAAAAGAATATCCGGATCCACCGTTTGGCATGTAACAAAGAACTCGAGTAAGCTGCCATAAATCCTCAGTCGAAAGAAACTGAAAACAACCAAACAAAGTCAGGTTTGCGTTTGACCTTGTGCCTGTTTGGCCCGCTGCCGCTTCCTCCTCAGCTTGGAGGGCGCGAACATGGCCTGCAAGTCCAAAGGGAGTTCAATCTCCCATTCGTACTGGCACCCCTGGCAGAATACCTCAATGGATGTCTCTATCCCACCGTCGATTTCATCGAAGGAGGAAATCAAACTCTCAACATCTCCCATTGAGAGTTCCGCAAGGAACTTCGGGAGATCCCGCGCCTTCACGTTCTCCACCTCGAGCACGCGTGTCTGCAATGACGCCGTGACCAGATCGGTAGAATTCTCTCGAATTACCTTCAGAGCACGCAACTGATCAAGTCCGTCCATCAGGCGAAACCACACCTTCCGCCCATCTCTCAAAGCTGTCTCAAATTTGTTCGTTCCCATCGCAATTGCATTCCGAGAGGCCGCTGGCAGCAAACGCATTGGAAGCTGTGAGAGCGGGACGTCCCATACGAATTTATTGGTACACCCAGGACAACGCAGATCCAGCTCGTAGGATTCTCCAAACGTCTCAACTCGAATCATCACAAGAAGATACGTCTTGTCGCACGACAATACCCGATCCCAGTTGAGCTTGCCTTGCGAATCCAATATGTACGGACCCGCGTTCGTTGTTTCAACCCAGCAAGAATTCAAAATGCGGTCCGCTGCATGCCCGGTGCGCAATTCTCGCGCGTTTCCAAGTACCCCCGCAGCCTCCGCCGCGAGGTACTTGATACGTCCTGAAAGCCCAGACGGACATTCGATGATGTCGCTCATGACTTCGTCTTCCCCTTTAGTTGTTAGGAACCGACGACGAAACTATCATACGTTGATAGGTCGGGCAAGCTCAGGTCAGCTCGGGATAGTCGTAAGAAAGCACGAGCGTCTCGATCACATTCTCATCCGCACCGTTGTCCCACGCGCCGGCCACAAATCGCTTTGGCCAGGCATTGTTCAATCGCCACGTCCGCAACGTGTTGTTGTCACGGTCGAGCTGTTTGATTTCAACGGTGCGCTTGTAGTCCTCATCGACGAGACCCGCATGTGCCGAGGCGTCTGCCATCGACAAGAACCAATTGTAGACGTCTTCGTCCTGCGTGGCCCCACGCTCGAGCGTGATGTCATCCACCGTCAGCCGTCCAGGAGCCTTGTTGGAAATCAACACGCCGCCTTCCCACTGCTCCACGACGGCGGCTTCCATGGCAACCTCAGAACACGTCTGAAACGCAGCACTTCCAAACCTATCAATATCCACCAGAAACTTGAATTTCTTGTGGAAACTTCGCGGACCTCCAATTATTTCGGCCATAGCCTGTCCTCCTCCTTACGCGGTCGCCGCCGCGAGTTCCTCTTCCAACGCCCTGGTATCCTGGGAGACGCGAATGATGATGAACTCCGCCGGCTTCTTCGTCGCAAGCCCTATGCGAATGTTCATCTTCATCGCAAACTGCTCAGAAGGAGGGTTGAGCCCCAAGCCGGTATCCACGAAGAAGCTCGCTGCAGGCGTCGTCCCGCGAAATGCCTTGTTGTTGAACTGCACCAGCAAAAACGCAGCAATCGTTCGATTGACTCGCGCACGGCTCGTATCCGTGTTGTCCCCATGCCGAGCGAATTGCGTCCCCCTCTTGATCGACTGCTCGATGTACGTCACGCCACGTCGCTCGGCGATCGTTGGGAAGTTGCTTGACGTCTTGAGGGCATAG